TAGATAACGCATATTTGGTTGACCACTGACGCCATCAACAAATTCAAACATATCACCTTCTTTAATAGCATCAGGATCCGAAGCGCCAGCCCCGCTAAATGTAATTTGAGTAATATTATTGCCAGTTGGATCATCTGTGGAAACTACTGTTAATTCATTACTTGGTGAGGTTGCTTGACCAACAGTTCCAGCAATATGAATCGGCAACAAATTAGATTGATAATAATCAACTGGAGGTGAACCAAATGAACCAATCTCCCAAGACATTGCAATTTCATCATTACGACGCGGAACAAATTGAGTTAACCCAGACCCAATAATTGGTGAAACAATCGTATCAGGTAGATAAACTTTGATTCCAGCTTTAACTGCGCCATAATTTTTGAAGTTAGTAATCATTTGAGCTAATTGCTGATAACTATTGATGCTGGTTCTGCCGTTCCCAAAAAATCGATATGGACCAGATTTATAATCTCGCTCCCCATAAGTACTAGAATCCGGATTATCATCAACAACTGCACTTGTGGCATTTAAAGCAATATTAATTTCAACTCTACTTGCCAATTCAGCAATAACGTCTCTACCTATTTTCTTCATATAATCTTCTTTTCCCAAACTAAATATCCTTTGTGGATCAGTAACAGTATAAGAAGTATTTGACGATTGATTGACAGATAAATTATGTACTCTTTGTTGAATTGCCTGCCATACAGCAGTTAAGCCATTAGAAGTAATAAATCTATAAGGTAGATCAAAAGATACAGTCGAACCTAAATTTGCAATTAAATTTTGAAAATTTTCAAATTTAGTATTTGCTGTAGCTACAAAACAATTTAAATTTTGTAAATAAGCAAGTTCAGACTTTTGATAAGTTATAACCTGCTGAACAATATTATTAGGTGTAAGCATATAATAATCCCCGAAATTAAAATTAATTAATATCTGAAATAATGGCTTATTAATGATATTGTTTTAGGCTTTTAACCAAGATTGCTTTCGTAAGTCTGAAACACTCATTGAGCCATTATCCGTCCCAGTAATCGAAGGTCTAATCTGGTTATCAGGCTCAGGAGCATGTTGTTGATTTTTTGCTTCTTCATTCCTTTTTATAGACACAGAAAGTTTTTGTATTTCTTGGTGAGCTAAATGAGGGGCTGTCGTAGTTAGCATCAAAACATTTGCAAATTTGCTAGGATTTTTTGCTAAGTCGTACAATATATCGACTGTATTATCCATGGAATTAGCTATTGTCACTAAATCTGGAACCATCGGTAGATTTAATTGTGCAATAGTTTGCTCCAAATCAGAATATTTATCTTTCGCGGCATTTATCTTCTGAACAAATTCATTTACTGTCTGTTGAGCTAAAGCTTGTTGCGCCATCTTCTGCGATTCTTCTATAATCATCCTTTGCATTTCTTCTCTGCCCAGAGTTTTAGCAGTATCCTCCATCTGGGGTGGCACTTGTTGGTCCGGTGGGGGCGATTGATAAGCCATTTGCTGCTGAATTGCAGCTAATGTCTCTTTTTTCCCCTTTTCCGTACCTTCTCTTCTAGCTCTACCGACAATTTCATTTACTTCAGATTGCTTTAAAAGCTTTTCGTCAGGTTGTTCCTCGTTTTTCCCAATCGGCGATTCTGGAGGCTGTACTGCTTCCAGTTGCGCCTGTTCAATATGTTCTTCTGTGTCATTAACCATAATTTACCTTTTTTTCGACTATCACCCCGTCACGGTAATGCCTCATAATACAAAATGAGTCTTTTGGTTATTTTTTCCGCATAACTGCGTAGGACCTCTCTGAAAGCGGAGAGTTCGCTATCTACTTGTGGATAAACCTGTGAATAAACTGTGAATATCCTGTGGATAACTTCAGAATATTATAAAAAATGGAAAAGTCAAGATATTTTTTAATATTTTTTTAAAAAATATTAATTTTGGATAAGATTTGTACAGTATAGGGGAAATATCGCAATATTTTTCCCATTGATATTTTTTGATCAGAAATTGGAAGTGAAAAAGTCAGAAATTAGGAGCGAAAAAGTCAGACAATTAAATTTTTACTTTTCTTTTTCTTTAACTGCCATTTCACTGAGTTCTTTAGTGTGACGGTGTGTCATATCAGCTGCTTTAATAGCTATATCAGCAGCGGTTCTTGACCGTTCTGCATCAGTTTTATCCATAGCGACAGCATTTTTGATACCGGATTGTCTAGTTTCTTCCATCAATCTTAATCTATTTGTATCAGCATCTTGTTTAGCGACAGAAATTTTAGCAGCTCCCAATTCAGCATTTCTCTGTGATTCTCTTTCTTGCTGTTGCATTTTAGCCATTTCCGTTTGAGCCCTAATTATTGCCGGATTATTCATTTGACCTGCTTGGGCAGCTTGTTGTTGCTGTTGCTTTAATTGTTGTAAAAATTGGGTCGCCCGAGCTTTTAATATATCTACTCCCCTGATATCAAGATTATCAAGCAGAACATCCAATCCTTCTTGGTTCATAAATTGAGCAAAAACAGGTGAAGATTGCATCATCGAAGTAATAATTTGTAAAGTTCTAGTTTTTTGAATGTTGAAATTAACATTAGCTTCAACTCTAACACCTAAAATATCATTCCCATAGTTAACTTGCTGTGGCATTATTTGACGATAATGTCTTTTACCTTCGCGATCTATAATCGGTATAGTTCTTGGTGTCACGTAATATTTGGGTATTAAATCTAAAATAATTTCAGCTACACGAGTAAATCCCTGCATATATCCAACAATATATGGCATTGCTGCGGCATTAGATTGAGTTGCACCTTCAACGATAGCGATTCCACTTAACTGATTATTATTAATCCCAAGAGCCGCATCATAGGAACCTAATTCAGCTTGAATTGTTTGATCTGCTAATGTAAAAGCAGCAGATATTTCCTGAGGCATAGGAACTAATGGAATAGGTTCAGGTCTATCAAGACGTTGGGATGGGTCATTATCTTTGTATTGATTATAAACTAAAGTGCTTGGTAATTGTACATTTTTATATGCTTTTTCATAATCCTTTGGAATTCCTTCCTTAGGGATCATAATTTTATGCATAATCATATTCTCCATGTAATTAACCCAATTTTGGCCTGCCACATCTTTCATCCTCTGGGTTCCCTTAGCCTGATAAGTATAAGGTCTTGTATATTGCTGCATATCTGTTTGGGCGCCTCTTCTTCTGGTTCTAATTGAATTACCGTCAAAAAAAACTAATGGTAACATATTGTAATTAGTTTCTTTATATTCAAGCACTTGGTCTTCAATAAATCTATATTTAACGATTTTAGTTAATTCAGTCATTCGCTCATCTATAATAATAGGGACTTGCTCTATAAATCCGACTCTTCTCCATTCCTCAATAAACTCATCATAAAAAGCCTTTTCAATGGATTGTCCATTTGATAATAAAGCTATTTTTACTCTTTTCTTTTTTTTCTCGAAATAATCACAAATCAATAAAATATCTTCTTTTTCGTTTTTATAAGAAAAATTAAATCCTTCTATTTTTCTAGTAAAAGATATTTTTGAAATATCTATATTTGGATAATCTATAAGGAATTCTCCTTTAGTCTTTGGAAATAATTCAAAACAAAATCTTCCATCTCCTTTATGTGGTTTTACAGCCAAAGGGTCAAATCCACAAAGACAGGGATCCCAGCATTTGCTTATTTTAATATCTTGTTGGAAACTTCTTTCATTCGCATATTCGGACCAAATTTTACAAACACTAAATCCGCCGCCAATCATTTCCTTATAAATTTCATTGGCACAACCGTCTTTTCTGAATTCATATTCTTTATAGCGCAAATGAGATTCAACTAGATTAATCATATTTGTATTAACGACAGATCCATAAGTTGAGAAAACAGAAAAAGATGGGACTTGCTTAGAAAACTCACCTATTAAACGCGAAAGATAAGCCTCTAGCACATTAAATTCTAATTGCGGTTTTTTTAATGCTCGCAAAACATCTAGATCAGTATCATTCAATGTGCTTATAAAAGTAAAATATTGAGATTCATTAAATCTTTTATAATTATGCTCAAAATATTCATAAGATTTTTTAATATTATCCTTTATCCTTTCCAATTCATCCTGATATCTTTTTGCAATTTCTACCATTTTCTTTGCCCCCTTAAATAATCTAAATTTTCATAATAAGAAGCCATACTCCTTACGATTTCAATTTCCCCCTGATTCGATTCGTCAGTTATTGTTGCAATAATAAGTCTATCTATTAAAGCAACCTTTATCGCATCATAACACGTATCTGCAATATCATCATGTGAATGAGTATTATTGGCAGTAATTTTACCCATATGATTAATACACATTTCAGTATGCCTACCATTTTTAGGTAATGATATTTGTTGATTAGCTATATATGGTTGCATATTTATAAATCTTGTGACTTTTCCACCAGATGCAATTGTTCTATCAATATCCCGAACTCGTAATCCTCTCATATTTTTTAAAACAGATAAAAGCGTAACTCCTGTGGATTTTTTTTCTATATAAGCCGCTTGTGGTTTTACTTTATGTCTCATACAACCCGTATAAAAAGACATAAATTCACTTTCTAAATCCTTTGGCTCTATTCTTAATTCAGCACAATTAATCCAGTGTAACCCATATAAATCAGGAATATTTATCTCAGGGGTTTTTTCATCTTTTATTTTATGTAATCCCCAGAAACTAAATACTGTAGCATCATTATATACCTGTGTTGTTTCCGCTGTATCAACAGTAATAAAAGTTGCCAAAATGTCCGGTTCTTTTTCAGTTAAATAAAACCAATTTTCTTTAAATAAAGAACCTCCTGCCGGTTGAGGGTTTTGTTGATACTGGGCTTCAAAGTAATAAGGGGAATTTTCTTTTAAATTAAATAAAAATGTTTTATCGTGTACTGAAGGGTTTAAAATATTTCCACTTTCATCTATTGATTTTAAAATTACTTTTTCCCATTTATAGCCATCAAAACCATTAATAAGATTATCAGGTAAATCATCTTCCCGAAGTCTTTGCCCTATAAATATAAATGGAACCGTTGGGCTTCTAGCCCTGTGGATAATAGTGTTTTTAAAATTATTATTAACTCTATTTCTGGTAGTATCACTATGAACTTCAGCAGGTTTATGCATGTCATCCATAATAATTGCCCCGGAGAATCTATCTGTAATAGGCAAGCCAGCATCAAATCCAGCTATTGTTCCATCACTACCAGCAGCAAATACAGCTCCGCCTTGTAATGTTTTAAAATTATCTTTGGCCGCAGTTTTCGGATCGACATTAATGCTAAATAATTTTTTATACGATGGAAGAGAAACTATGTCTTTTATAATACTAGTACTTTCTGCAGCTAATTCATGAGAGCAACTAACATAAATATATTTACTGTCAGGATAATGAGCTAATGTCCATGCTATAAAATGTCTACATAATTCACTTTTTCCGGAACCTGGTTCAACATTTATAAGAAGTCTATTAAATTCCAATTTAAAAATCTTAGTAAACATTTTGCAGATAGTAATTTGATGGCTTTCTCGGCCAATTGGTTGAGATATATTAAAATCTCTGCCTGTGCGGATTTTATAGAAAGTTTGAGTAAAAAAAAGGAGGGAACCTAAGAGTTTCGCTTTTAATTCTAATAATTCATTATTTTGGGCGCCTTCAGCATCTATCATTTCAATTAATAATCTTTTTCATGCTTTTCTGTTATTTTCCGCATCACATCTCTGACCTGGATTAAATCAGCGTCACTATTAATGTTAATATTGGCATTAACATGTTTATCAGGAGAATAATGTCCTTGCATTTTATTCATCTCAGCAATTGCTGATACTGCTATATTATTTTCGTGGCTATCAGCTATTTGTTTCAATCGTCTTAATTTCCAATCAAAAGTTGCCTCTAATTGTTTGTCTGCTTTCTGTAATCTTTTGCGTAAATATTGCTTTACTATTGTACTTTTTAATATCTCACCAGATTTATTTCCAGCATATGATTTTCCATAACCAGCTTCTCTGGCGGCAGCTCTGGCATTTCTGCCATTGGCCAAGTATGCTTCACAAAACTTTTTCTGTTTTTCAGTTATTCTGTGGTCGTATCTTCTTCTGCCTTTTGACATTCTGTTTCTTTAGTAACTTTTTTAGGTCTACCGCGCCCCTGTTTTGATGCTTCTTTTAGTGGTTTTCCACCAATAGTATAATTAATTTTTTCATCAGTTGTTTCTTCAGTGCCTTTATCCACTTCATTTATCGGCGGAACTGATGCGAAATCAATAGAGATAGCCGGCTCAATAGCAGCTTTTATCTCAGTAGATTGCTCAGCAAATCCAGTTCCACCACAAACAGTACAAACACGTATAATTAAACCGGGATATCGAATATTTTTCTTTCCCGTACATTTTGGACAAGTTATATAGGTCATATTAATTTTCTCCTAATTCATAAATCTAAACTCATATATAAGATTATCAACACAAAGAATATCAAAATAATAACGAGCATAAATAAATTTTTTTTTATTTTCTCTTTTTCATCATCTGAAATTATTTTCCCAATTTTTTTTTCTCTATTTTTTATTGCTATTCTTAAAGTTTCGCTATTCCAAAATGTTTTAGAAAATATACCAACAATTTCTTGCGGAATAATTGCCAAATTAGTTAATAATGGAAAAATATCCATCCGATCAGCATTTTTATATCCACGAGCAACCGTACATTTAATCGAGGTTAAATTTAAAAATATCATTTTCTTTTCCTCTTTTTTGGAATTCTAGCCCCTGCCTCTCTAGCAGAAGCTAAAGCAATGGCTTTGGCTTGCTTTAAAGCTGCATCCCTTGATTTGGGCCTAGAAGTCCCTATCTTGCCAGTTTTGCCATAGGAATTCATTATTTCTTTAATATTAGTAGAAATAACTTTTTTACTTTTACCTTTTTTTATTGGCATATTTTCCTTTTTTATTTATGTAAATACTTAATTGTTCATAAAGATATTCATTTAAACGAGCCCTTAATTCATCACAAGTAGAATTTAGCGCAGTAAGTATAAATGTTACAGCATGAGATATTTCATGTACCAATGAACCCATGATGTTATAATTATTTTTTTTTAAATAATCTATATTCAAATAAATTATAATTAATCTCCCTTCAAATTCTAGTGTAATTCCAGCCAGACAATCTTTTTCAATGGATTTAGAAATTTTCCATTTTTCCCAAGTTTTATTATCTAATGTTAATATTACATCAAAAGATACTAATGGAACCTCTATTCTAATTTTTTTCCCATATTGCATATAATTATTTTGCTCGCCTTCTACCTTTCGCAGCAGTTTTTCTACCTGCCTTTAAAGCGCCTTTAAAAGCAAAGACCGCTCTCTTTTTAGCTAAAGGTCCATAATTCCCAGCCAAGGCAGCCTTTTTCTTAGAAACAGGTATTGGCTGGCCTTCTGGAACGCCTAGTTGTCTGTGTAAACCACCCTTCTTAAAAACCATTGGTTTTTTACCTTTAGCCCTAATAACTTGTGTCCCACCAACTTTAACAGTCTTGCCAGGCATCTTTTTGGCTCTCTTTGTGGCTACATAAGGACCTTCTTTTGGCGCCCCGGCAGCCATTCCGCTCATTCTTGCCATATCTCACCTACATCATTTATCATTATTTGTTTATAAAAACTTACTTGGCTATAAAGACTATTGGGTCTGATACGTACAGACTATTATTAACTAATCAAAGCAGGAGGTGTCCCAAAGCCTTTATAGCAAATTCTTTCTATACCATAATGCGAGCCAATAGTCAAAAGTTATCCACAGGTTATTCACAGGCGTCTCTATGCTCTAGATTAGAGATTTCTAACCAAGTACCCCCTACGGAGCCGATTCGAGCATAAAGACTAAGTAAAATTATTATAGCAATTGTTCAAAATACCTACAAATACTAAGAAATACTTTTTTGGTATTTTATAACTAATTGATTATTAATATCTTTTAGATATAAAAATACCAAAATACTTTTTTGGTATTTTAGGTGTTTTTATAATTTGATATTACTGGAAATGGATTAGGATAACCGATTATTTATTTATCCCCCCATGCCTGAAATCTGTAGAGGATATATGGGGGAGGGGTGGTAAAATCTTCAATTTATCAATGAGTTATATAAAACTGAAAATAAAATATACAAATCAATATTTCCAGTAATAATGATTACTGGAAATAATAATTACTTATTTATCAATGAGTTATGAAGATTGATAATAAAATGCACACAAAAAATGACTAAAAAAATAGCAGGAGATGAATCAGGTAATTGAAATTGCGCGAAGAAAAGCTTAAATCTTATAAAATCCCCCCATACTATATACCATAATAGTCATATATAGAAGGATATTTTTTGCAGCTTTTCTCCTAACGCATAAGTACATTTCAGAAAGTGAAAAGAGTCGGTTGATCCAAAGACAACGGCTACATAAGAGGTAAACGCAAGTTGGAGGTCTCGCATTTTGTTATTATCCCGACTCTCTTCAGGGATATTATTATATAATATAAATTTGCCCTTTTCAACAACAATCGTACTATATATACATCCTTGTAGCTTTCGCCGCCATCCATAGCGTGCGAGCTTAACATGCGCATAAACTATAGTCAATTAAAATTTAGGTGAGAATTACTTTATGAGAAAAAAAATTAAACGTTTCGCGTTAGGCGAATTTCTTAAAACTTTAAGAGAAAAAAAAGGGGTAAGTTTAAGAGACGTTGAAAATGTTATAGGCATCCCCGTGGAAATGTACGAGGAATTAAGCAATGAATACGAGGAATTAAGCAGTGAAGTTGAAATGTACGAGAAATTAAGCAATGAAGTTGAAATGTACGAGGAATTAAGCAATGAAATGGAAATGTACGAGGAATTAAGCAATGAAAAGGTATTGGATTTATGAGTTTAGAACAAAAATCGAAAAATGAAACAAAAAATATAGATGGTTTTTGTAAATATTTGTTATTCTTTTTTATATGAAAAAACGACGAAAGCTAGAGCTGCTAAACTTAGCAAAAAGCGCAAGCAAGAAATAGCTAAAAAAGCAATTGAGGCCAAGTGGAAGAAAATAGAAATATAGAAAATTTAAAGATTGTTCTAAAATGCCCTAGGCGGGATTCGAACCCGCACAGTACAAAGTGCTAACATCTTGCTGGGATGCTGCGTCTTCCGTTCCGCCACTAGGGCAATTTCTTTAGCTTAAATACCTTCTTCTTTAAAGTTTATAATTCCGTGCTAATTTTGGAGGAGTTAACTAAAAAAACTAGACGAAATAGGATACAAAGTGCATAAGCATATTTTAAATGCTTCTTATTTTGGAATACCGCAGAGTAGAGAAAGAGTTTATTTTACTTGTTTGCGTAAAGTTTTTTTTAATACCACAAAAGCACACTTTATTTTCTGCAAACATTTTTTGTTTTTGGCAAACATTTTTTGTTTCTCCATTAAAAAGATAATCGAATTATCAATAACTTAAGTGGTGCAAAATAAATTAAAATATTTCTTGACAATTGTCAAGTTTGTGCTATACTAAATGTATGAGGTGTAATTAATAAGCGAATTAATATGAAACTAAAATTAGAATTCGGACTTACAATTTCACCACATTATAAGTAAGGCTACATTAAACATCTTGATACAATCGTAATTGGGCCGACGAGAGGCCAGGACAAAAAAGCAATAAGCCGAAGGTTGAGATGACTTAATAAGCTATATAACAAAGTATCAAAAGAGCTGGGATTATAATGTAATCGCCAGCGATTATCAACTATAAAATGAGGACTAAATTTATGAAAATCACTAATAAGGAAAGAAAAAATATATTATTGTTACAAGATAGAATAAATAAAACATTAATAGTAATTGAAGAAGACCAACAGAGGGGCAGCGCGTAGAATCCTCCGCGCATAAAAAATGCCCCTCTTAGAGGACTACATAATGAAATTGACAGAATTTTTTCAAGAAATTAATTTGTTGGTGGATCTTAAATACGCTACACAAAAAGATTATAAAGATTATATTGTTACATATACTTCAGACGCAGCATTAGCAGCCGTTCAGATAGATGGTTCTGATTTAAGATACGTTCACAATCAAACGCCCGAGATCTGTTTAGCGGCTGTTAAGAAATATGGAATGGCACTAAAATACGTGCACAATCAAACGCCTGAAATCTGTGTGGCGGCGGTTAAAAAAGATAGGAGTGCTTTGCCGTTTGTTGACATATCGATTTTTGAAAATATTGATACATATTTAGAAGTGGCATTAGCAGCCGTTCAAACAGATGGGGATGCTTTAAAATATATTCACAATCAAACGCCTGAAATCTGTTTAGCGGCTGTTAAGGAAGATGGAATGGCACTAAAATACGTTCATACTCAAACGCCTGAAATCTGTTTGGCGGCGGTTAAAGAAGATAGGAGGGCTTTGCAATTCGTTGACATATCGATTTTTGAAGAGGACCAATAGAGGGGCAGCGCGTAGCAGTCCTCCGCGCATAAAAAATGCCCCTCTCCAATATATTAGATTTGTTTTTGAGGATATTTTTATGAGGAAAAAAATTAAAAGCGAAGACGTTATTGATGCTTATTTATCACAGTTGCTGGAAAGAGCAGGCTATTGTGAACCAAACGGTATTGGGGAAACACCAGAACAAAAAGTTGCTGTGGCATAATGATGTACTCAATTAAGTACGATTATGCAAAAAACACATTTACAAAAAATTAAAAAAGTACAAGACAAGCCAACGCTGGTATGGGTTGGCAAGAAACCCTTAGAACGAATCGAATATTATCCTGCTCAAGAAATTGAAAAGGAGATTAAATAGAGAGATTAAATAATGAACAATCCAAGAACCAACAAACATTTAGCCGGCTATCTGTCTAAAAAAATCATAAAATTAAGAAAATCAGTTGGGTGGTCGCAGTCAGAGTTGGCGCGAAAAACCGGGGTAACAAGCGCTGCCATAAATTTGATCGAAAAAGGGAATCGCATACCTTCTTTAATTGTTTGTCAAAAAATTGCTGAAGCACTTAACGTTTCAATTGCAGAATTAACTGGCCGGCAAATACCATCCTCAACTGATTTAAATTTGACTGCACAGAATTTTTTTAGAAGATACAAAGATATTGTCAAATTATCGTTAAAGGATCAAAAAATTATTCGCTCACTTATTGTCCGTTTATTGGAGGAAAATCACTATGAAAATTGAAGAAATTTACGATGAATTAAAAAAAATCGAAGAAAGTTTAACTAATGCTATTGCTTTTATTGAAATTGAAAAAGATAATTTACTTTTGAAAGAGCCTTTTTATAGGTGGGAAAAAATAGAAAATTTTAAAAATATTAGATTTGGGATAAGATGTGTATTGCAACAACTTGAATTATTTATTGATAAATTTAAATTATCATCTACGAAGACGGAGATTAAAAATGGATAATACTTTGCTTTTATGGCTAATCTTGCTAATTTTGCTAATAATTTTTGAAAGAACATAAAGTTCGTGAGAAAGAGAGAAAAAATAGACATCACCCATAGTGGCTCTTAAACGTTTAAATTTCAATTTTGAAATACAGGTAATAGGATACCTTAGGGTAAGATAAAAAAATGCGCCCAGGCCATCTCAGTGGCGTTTCAGCGTAGATTTTATAGTCATCCTCATTCGTTGAATGATTGATTCAGTATATTCTTTCGTTTTTCCTTCTTTTTTTGCTTTTTGCCACTCCAGCAGACTGGCGTCAAGTTTTTTTGCCGCCTCATCTCCAAATCGTTGAGCAATTTCTGAGCGATATTTGTGATAATCGATAAAATCATCCTTAACAACCGACACTGATAAAGGTTCTTTTCTTTTTTGATTTTTCTTGCAGACTGCTAAAAATTCAGCCAATGAAGGTTTTCGGCGAAAATTATCGACCAATTCATCAAGTGTTTGGTCTAAAATATCTGCGTCGAAAATAAAAAGCTTCTTATGCCAGATTGGGGCAATAGTTTTTAGCTGGCAGTCCAAAAACATTGGCGGCCATAAACACCCTATTTTTTCTAATAATTTGACTATTTTTTCATCAATTGCCATGATTTTTTAAAGTCCATCTGCCCAATGATTCTTGCGAAGCGGTTTTTGAAAAGATAAATAATGTTTATCAGGGCCTAAAAATTTGGAAATCGTCATCACAAATTCAGTATTAGTTTTGCTATTTTCATCGCAATAAATCCTATAGTTAGCGACTCCACGTAAAATTACTTCATGCTTTTCGCCACCTTTTATCCGTGTTCGATAGGCTCGTAAGCCGCCTTCCCGTGGATTACTGCCAAATCTTTGGGGGTAATTAGTCCAGATCTCTGCATACTTGTTTTTTAATTCATTAAAAGCTTTACTGTTTTTTTCTTTGCTAGGCACGTTAGTGCCGGTCTGCATATATGATTCTTTTATATGATTCTCTTCATCTATATTATATAGACCGGACACATCTGTCCGCTCTGACTGGTCATACATGTCCTGGCTGACCGGACATGACATCCAAGAATTAGTGCAAAAAAAATACAAATTTGGTTTATCCAAATTTTGTTTTTTAACCTTAATAAGCTTAAACCCCTGTAATTCCTCAAGATATCGTCTAACTTGCCGTTCTCCAACACCTAATTCCTTAGCCAAGGTTCTCTGCAGCGGATAAGCTACTCCATCCTGTCCAGCGTATTGCGCTAATCTCGCAAAACATAATTTCGCCCCGCCACTAATTTCAGAACGTTGTAATAACCAATTTGGTATAAACGCCCCGACAAACAATTTATACGGGTTATAATATTTGCACATTTTTTCCTCTTTTCTCTTATTTCTAAAGAAACCAAGTGCTAAAGAAATTTTAAAAAAAAATAATGATCATTTGTAGTCCATCAAAATATCTTCTATAGTTAATCCTAATGGCGGTTCAATTTTATTCAATAAAAAGGATAAATTCTTTAAAATTCTGGCGCATGGGGAACGGCGCCGGCTTTCATATGCTGAAATGGCCGATTCAGAAACGCCTATTTTTTGCGCTAACTCTTTTTGTGTGAGGTTGAGGG